AAGTCAATGATATCGCCCCGGTTTTCCGCGCCTGTCGCGGTCGCGCGGGACGTCAAAAGTTTGATCTTCATCGTGCATACCTCCATCGGTTTAATGAGGCGGCAAGTCTCCCTGCCGCCCTAGAAACCGACTTATGCGGTGATCAGGTGCTTCACGGCTGCCGTGTCGGCAAGTTCGCCATCGAAGCGGATGTATCCTGCAACGCCGAAGCCAGGCCAGAAATCCTTGTCTTGCAGTGCGCCGATCAGGGGAGCGCCGACCTTGCGGACGTAGTACTTGCCCATATCACCGAACAACATCACGCGGTTGCCAGTTGCGAGGGAATCCATCGCCTGGTTGATCCGGTAGCTGTAGCCGAGAAGCGAACCGGGCTGGCCTTGCTGGACGTTGCCCATCTGCCAGAGATAGTTGCCGTCGCCGTCTTTCAGCTTGCGGATAGCCGACAGCGTGGAATCATTGAACATGAAACCAACCTTCGGGCCTGTGCGATAAGCCGGATCGACCGAGTGCACGAGGTCGATGATCTCGTCCCCCGTGACCGCCGCCGTCCCGGCTGCCGTTTTACCGAGCGTGGACGCGGTGACAATGCCGTTCGGCGCGGACGAACCGGAGCCCGTGGTCAGTTGCAGGTTCGCGATGCGGCCCAGACGTTCGCCCAACAGGTCGCCAAGGATCTGCTCCATGGCAAAAATGCTGTCGTCAGCAAGTTCCTTGGAGACCCGCAGCCATTCGGTGTCGTAGGCGTATGCCTCAAGCACCTTTTGGCCGAACGTTGCATCCTTGCCGCCGTCGTCGGTCAGGGTCGCGCCCTCGGTGTGCGCACCAGCGGTCACAGCCGTGTCATTGACCGTGGGCATGGTGATCTGGCCGCCGCCGTTGGTCGTGATGACCGTTGCAACGTCCTCCGAATACATCGGGCCCCAAGCGGCCATGGATTTGACCAAGATGCTGGCAAGTTCAGTGGGGATGGTGTAGCCACCCGCCGCGTCGGTCGTGGTCTGTGCGCGCTGCTCAACCTTGGCATAGCCGCGCTCAAGAACCGCGCGGGCCTCCGAGTCCATGGAACCCATCTGACCTTGTGCACGCAAGTAGGCGTGGAACGCAGTCCGATAGTCCATGTCGCCGCCCTGCCCGGCTTCGGCGGGGTTAACGCCGGGGCGCTTGGACTCGCGCGCTTGGCGCTCTTCCGCGTCACGGGCTTCATCGGCCCGCTTTTCTGCCGCTTCCAGTTTGCCCAGGCGTTCGGCGCGGGCTTCGATTTCGGCGGTTTCGGCAAGCGCTTTGTCAACCGCAATTTCAGCTTCGGCGCGCTGCTCTTTCGTGGACTTGTCGCTGATAGCGTCAAGCATGGAGCGGGCCTCGGTCAGCGTCTTAGCTGCCTGCTCCCGCAGTTCTTTGATCGTAGCCATTGGTTAGGCCTCCATTTGAAAGGATCTGGACGCCTCACGGCGTTCTGTCCTGCACTTGCCCAAGGCGCGGGATGTGGGCGAACAGCGGGAGCCGCTGTTATCTGATCAGCCTGCCTTTCAAGCGAAGCCGAAAGTCTTGTGCCGTTTCGCCGGGGCGGGATGCCTCCAAGCTGCGAAGGGCGATTTCTGTGCCGGAATAGGCTGGTGTTGTCACAATGCTCACATCGTGCAACGAGGCTTTCTTGATCGTTCGCAACGGCACGTCACCGCTCTCGTCCCATTCTTGCACCTCGGGGTAAAACGCGAATGACATCTTGTCCAAATCGCCGCGCTTCATCTTGCCCGCGATAGACTTCACATCAGGATCTTCGGCGTCCAGCATTGTTTCGATTTTCAAGCCGCGCTCGTCCTCCGACAGCTTCAATGTGCCGGAACGGGTGCGCGCCAGCGGCAATCCATCGTGATTGATCAGAAAAACGACATCATCGCGCCCGATTGCATCCGCAAACGCGCCGCGCTCAATGACCTCACGAAAAAAACCGCCAATGTCTGCCTCTTCCCCAAAAACAGCCGCATAGCCCTCGACCTTGATGCCGTCTGCGTCTTGGCGAATCTCGGCAGGAATGCCGCCGCGTGTCTCAAGCGTCATTTTGATCGCCCTCCTGTGCTGGTGGAGGCGTTTGAATTGCCTGCCCTGTGTGTCCATCAAGCGGCACCGTTGCACCCTGCATGAATAGCTTGTCGCCACCATCCAACGGCTCCCGGTTCTCCATCGCGCGCGCCTCGTTTGGCGCTAGCTGGCCCGTCTGAATGGCAATGCTGTTGCCGTCCATCCGCGTTTTGTAGTCACCGCGCAAAAGGCCATCCATGTTGAACTCAACGAAGCGCGAAGAACCGCGACCGAACAGCTTCAAATTCAATTCCGCCTCGAACTGCTCCACCCAACGTTTCAACGTGTGCTTGACCAAGTGCAGGTCTTGCTGCTCCGAGTTTGAGAACGTGGCCCGCGAAAGGTCTTGCAGGAACGTAGGCGGCAGCGAATAAATCCGCCCGATCTCCACCACGGCAAACTCTTGCGTTTGCACAAGCTGCATTTTCTCAGGATCTGCGCCCAAGGGGTCCAGTCGGTGTCCGATTGGAACTGCCAGAACATTGCCGCCCTTGCGCGCCGCTTCCTTGGTGGCCTTCGCGACGTCATCAGCCGCGCGCGCCGCAGACTTCTCAGACCCGAAAGGCCCTTGAAGCATAAACGCAGGCAAACCACCGTTCTTGAACAGCTTTGATCCGTATTCGTTTGAATTAACGGCCTTTCCGATTGCAACAGAACACTGGCGAAGGGGCGAACGGTGCGTCAAAAGATCAGGTTTCAGCATGAACGTCAGATCGATGACGTCTGCCTCGTCATAAACCTGCGTCTTGCCACCTGCCTCGTGCTTGTATTGCTTCCGACCGTTGCTCAGGCGCTTGACCGTCGCACCTGGCAGAGGGAACAAATTAACAACGCGGCCCGAGTCGTCGCGCTCAATATAGGTTACGTCTCGACCTTCTGTGAAGACGCCGTTGAACAAGTCGAAGCGCCACTGGAAAGAAGAAAGCCCGTCATTCACCGCGCTATGCAGCACGCCAACAACTGGATTTGCCTTTGTCGGCTTGACCTTGCGCTTGTTCCCTTTGCTGTCGCGGTCGTAAACGTTCAGCGGCAACCCGGCCAAAGTGCCAGAAAGAAAGTTGACCGCCGCCCACACGGCAGGAACGCCCAACGCCTCTTCCATCGAAACAGACGCAGACCCACCAAGACCAAAAATCTCCGCAATGCTGGCCGCTGTGGACTGCGTAAAGGTCGCCCCTCGTTCCTCTCGCCTCTTACGTCCAAACATTAGCCGACCTCCAAAGCGAAATTCTCGTCATCCCAAGGGGAGACTTGATCCGGCTCGTCCAGCATCCACCGCCCTAGCGCCAACATGCGCGCCACCGGGCCGTCAATCTTGTTTTCAGGCCGCTCTTTTGCGGGCCTATGCATTTCGCCTGTGCGGGTGCCGTTGACCACGTTGGAAAGCATCCAAGTGAAGGCAATGTTTCCGTCGTGATGCAGGTTTCCAGCCGCGATAAGCGCATCCATTTCGCGCATCGGCTCATTCATGTTTGAAGGCGATCCGCGAAACTCGATGCAGTTCACGCCCAATTCAACCAGCTCCACCGCCATTTGCCGCGATCTCCACGGGTCAAAACTGACCTCGCGGACGTGAAAGCGGCTCAAATCGTCCTTGATATCTTCCAGAATAACCCGCTGATCCACCACCGCGCCGTCAATCTGGATCAGCAGTCCCATATCGCGCCACGTGCGCAGGTGTTCGTTTTCGGGCTGCTCAATCGTTTCCTCTGGCGCGTAGTATTTGCCAAAGCAGGCGTAACCCTCGCCATGCCGAAATGTGTATTCAATCGCCGTAAGATCGCGCTTTTCCGCAAGGTCAACGCCAATGATGCATTCTGCACCCTCAAACTGATCTAGCGTAAGGCCCTCGTCAGCCGCCTCCATAAACCGCTGGACGTTGTAGTAGGCCGCCCGCGACTGCACCCAGATATTCAAATGCTTGGTCTTGAAAACCCCGGCTTTGCGCGGGCTGGACATCGCCTCGCGTTGCCGCGCCAGCAAGAAATCCTCACCAACCGAAACCCCGAAATTTGGGTTGGCCATTCGAAGTACACCTGGATCTGTCCAGTCTGAATCCTCATCAACACCGTAAATCAGCGCGAATGTCTCGTCGTCTTCGCGCGTGCCTTCCAGCACCTTCTGCGCTTCGTACTGCATCGAATAGCAAGGGCCTGCGATGTTATCGCCTGCCGTGGTAATCACCAGCATCATCGGCTGGTCGCGCGCACCCATACCCGTTTCCATGGTGCTAAACATCTGGTCGGTGTCGTGTTCGTGGTACTCGTCCACAATTGCACAGCTTGGCGAAGCGCCGTCCCCAGGCTTTCCGATTAGCGGTTCAAAGCGGCTCTCATTGCCAAGAATGTGCAGGTTCGAAGCGTTCACCCCGATACCGTAGTGACTGCACATGTCAGGGCGCTTGTCTGCCATTAAGCGCGCAGGTCGGAAGACCTCCCACGCCTGTTTCTCTGTCGTTTC